GTTATCTTATAGCGTAAATCAAGATTTTTCCGAGTATATCTGACTGCTTCTAAAATATCTCGATAGCAGTCAAACGCTCTAATGTTTGGATTATGAAAATCAATTTGTATTAATTTAGTCATACACTTTTTCCTCCTTTAAATATCATCGAACACCACCGGAATCCGAAGTTTAATGTCTTCTAAGAGGTCCTTTGCCAGAAGACGCATATGCGGATGCGCCTTTTCATCGCACCTTAATTTAAAGAAATGCCGCCACTCCCTGTAATTTCCGGTGACGACAATCTCAGTCTTTAATGCGTTAGGTAACACATCTCTTGCTTCCTGAGGAGACCAACCAGCTTCGAGAAGTGCCATATAGTCAATCTCTGCTATATGGAGAGCATCGTACCAAAGCCCTTTCGTTGAACCAATATCGAATCCACCATATTGCTCATCGTGATACTCCTCATCATTAACTCCCCACTCCTGATCAGGCGGCACAATGAACGTACACTCTCCACCAAATTTGCCCTTAGAGTAGTTGCAGTAACGCGTGCTCTCCTGTGCGAAACTAAACAAACGATGCCGCACAATCTCATGAGACACGCCCCTGGAACAAATAAAACGGACACTTAGCGACGAATGTTCAAGCATCGCTTCATGACCGTTATCGATGATCATTTTCACAAACCTTTTTGCAGATTCTCCATCTGGAGTAATTCTTTCTTCACTCTTATAACAAGTCCTCCCCGCAATCTCGATTCTCTGCAGCTCCTCAATACCATCAATAGAAATACGGCTAAGGATCTGATGACCCTGCTTTACTAATTTCACGGTTTCCTCCTTTTAGAATTCAATCTCGTCTTTTTCTGACATACAACTTTGTAGTAACCGTTTATTTCTGACATTTTTAGTTTTTCTTTGTTTTGCTTATCTCTTTTTTCTCTGAATTCCTGATACTTTAAACATCTCCCGTGGCAAGCAAAATATCTGTCTTCGCACCCCATACACGGAGCATCACCAATTTTACCCATTACGTCGATACTCCATTACCCAGTTTTCACTGTTTCTGTAAACGAATGTATATGAACCTTTGTCTTTTCTTCTAATTTCAATGACATTATGAGAGAGCAACTTGCAAGACTTACACTCCTCAGCAAGATTCGGAAAGAGTTCAGAAAACATGGTATAGAGAGCTTTAGCGGTCATTTTTGGATTCCATCTCCTTTATTTTGTTTTCAAGATCGTAAACTCTGGCTCTAAGAACATTAAGCTCTTCGTCGTGTGTTCTTAACTTTTTCCGATTACTGTTAATACCAAAAGAAAACTCCTTGATTGATTCTTTCATGTCTTCTTTATATGCACTCATAAAAAGAGCACACACAAGAAATGATAAAAGTATACTAGTCAAAATAATAGTTAAGTTACTCATTGATTATGAACACCTCCCAATACTTTTCGCCGTGCTCTAAATCAAGACATACTGAATGCGATTCATTGAAAATATCAATGTGCTTTCCTCTGACGCCTCCACCAGTATCTTCAGCTATGTATTCATGGCCATTGATTAAAAGGCGAGTTCCTTCCTTAATTACCCTTTTGTCTACCGCAACGGTCCTGCCTTCTGTGCATCTAGCTCCTGACGACGTCTGATACCCCCATTTACCTGAACACTTTCTACAAGGGCAGTACCATGTGATTTTGAACGTCCCAATAGACCTTAAATTCCTCTCAGACGCTTCAACATCCTTAACACCAAGCCAGCTAAAACCTAACAGTATTAAAAGAAAAACCGCCAGGATCGCTCCCAGCGGTATAATGTGCTCTTCAGTTTTCATCTTCAATCTCCTTTGCTACATCTACGAGTTTTACATACATATAGTCATTTGCACTGCTCTCAGCAATTCTCATAAGAGCATAAAACGTTCTCATATCATCAGACGTTAAAGCTCTCTTAATTCCCTTCTCACCCTTTTTAACTTCAAGGATTACAGTTCCATCTCCTCTGTAAAGGATCTTGCAGTCCGTTACTTCAGGATGTTCTTTTTTAAGCCTCTCCGATATTTTCATCTTCTTCGGTTTCCTCCTCTTCTTTTTCGTTCTGATATTTTTCTTCGCAATCTTTCCAGCCCTTGTTATATCCTCTATAGTACCCGGTATTTGTATAACCATAAGAAGTATACGCTCTACGACTCGGATAACTTGTTTTATTATCCATCGCCATTGAATACCCAACAAACGTACCGGCAATAAGGCTGCAGAGCATTCCAAACACGACAACAATAGTATTAATTACGGTTCCGATGGTTTTCATTACTGATCCTCCTTTTCTGTATAATAGATCTTATTAGGTGTCTCGTCACGTTTGAAGTGCTCCTGGTCGTTCCAGGGTTCCTTTTCATATGTGTTCTTAGCGTGCTCTTTAAGACTTGTTAAGTGGCATTCCGAATAGCACTTTCCATTGCAATGCGAATCTCTTTTGCATAAATACAGTACGGTGACAATTTTTCCGTTCTCAGTCATTTTGAGTCCTTTGCCTCCCACATAACCGGTTTGTGAGAATCCTCGTTAACGGGGTTTGTAAGACACTCGTTACAGGGCTCTTCAGTCTGAGAAACCTTTTTATACTTGCATTTTGTGCAATACTTATCAAAGTCCACTAATTTTGTGCTCATGCATCCACCTCCACGTTTGCAAAAACCTTAGCGTTTATTTTGATATCGTTTAAACGAGCAAGCATAACATTTATCTTTTTTCCGTACTTTTCTTTATAAAAGTCATAAAAAAGCTTGTATGCCTTTCCTTCGTCTAATTCTTTAAGCCAAAGACAATCGACGCTCCCGCATTTAACAGCACCCTCTTTGCTATTAACTGTAAATACTCTGTGATGTCCATTAATGTCACAATGGAAATCGACGTCATAATAATTGTCCGAGTTTGGATCGAGTGTTGGTGTTAAACCACCATAAATTGGATTTTCAAGATAATTAGTTCTTTTATTTAGACGATAATAATACCCGGACGTCCATCCTAATGAGATAGGTAGCAATACATTCATGCAGTAGCCTCCTCTTTAAACTTAAGACCATACTCGGCAAGTTTTGCTTCAATCTCTTTAAAGCTCTTCATTCCAAGATTGCGGCAACTCATTAACTCCTGCCCAGTAACACGAGTTAAATCGTAAAGTGTCTTTATCTCAGGACCGCCCATGTACTTCCACCTATAGAGGCAGTTATAAGAACGCACAGAAAGATTTAACTCTAATATCGAAATAGACAGAAGCTTCTCCATCTCTTCATCATTCTCTTCAGAAATATCAAGTTTCTTTTCCATCCGTTCGTTCTGATGAATAAGAACCTGTAAATGCTTCTTTCTGAGTTCTTCTTTCCTTGTCTGATCTACTACCCAATGTCCATCAAAACCATACTTAATATAGACAAACCGATTAGGAGACCTTAATTTCCGAAGAGCTTTGTGCATGATTTGACGAACTCTCTCGTATGTGACGTTATAGTGGCACGCGATATCTTTCATGAACTCTTCATCTCTAAAATATGCCATAACACAATACTTCTCTCTATCAGAAAGAGTCTCGATAGCGTAGTTAAGTCCATCCATCTGGTCATTAGAAAGAGGTTTTGCCCATGTCTCACCAATAAGTTCATCAAGCAGGTTATACGGGTACACGGGACGATAAGTTCCAAGAATCGGCTTCTTCGTCTCGTCATCTCTATTACACTTGACTAAATATCTTTCGTAGGAGTACTTCTTTATGAATTTAGCCCTATCAGTCACATCGATTTCGTCAGTTACTCCGCAAATATAATCAATAGACACCCCATAGAAATTTGCGAGCGCCTTTATCGATTCGATTCCGATAGGACTAGCTGATTCTGCCTTAGATACAGAAGCAAGAGAAATCTTAGCTCCTACAGCGACCTGTGTCTGACAATATCCAAACTGTTCACGGAGTTTCTTAAGTCGATAAGATATGATCTTGTAGGTCTCCATTTCCATTGTGGTTTTCTCCTTTCAAATGTGGTGATTAGAAAGAAAACGAGGAGGCCCACTCATATACATTCGTAAGTCCCCTCAGAAAAGAAAACGAGGAGCTTAGATTTCTCTAAGCCCCTCTTAGCTTTTTAGAAAGTTTCTTCTTCGTCTTCTTCGGTTTCCGCAGGTCTCGTCATCTGAGACTCCAGCGAATCGATCCTTTCGTGAAGCTCCAGGTTCTCGCTGTTGAGACTCCGGATCACCTTATCCTTCTCTTTCCGGACCTTACTTCCTCCGATAGCAGCGCCTCCGATACCTGCTCCAAGAGTTACTACAACTCCGAGCAGAATCTTGCCTCCTGTCTTCAGATGGTCCTTCCAGGATTTGATAGGCTTTCCATCCTTGTCAACAACGTCAACCTTAACCTCGTTTCCGTCCTGATCGACTGCCTTTCCCTCAGTCTTGACCTCTTTTGTTTCTTCCTTCTTGTTTTCAGACATTTCTTTACTCCTTTCTTAAGTAAAAATTGTTAATTACTTCATATTGTGAGAAGAAAATTCTACGAGCCCCAAATCTCTTCGAGGCTCGTAGCGTTCCAGTAGCCATTACCAGGCTGTTCCCATTTCTTCTCTACTTTTCTGTGCTGCACTTTTCATATATTTCTTATCCTCAATGATCGGGCAAACGGTATAGAAGACAACGATTTTGATAAGTCTTCCTGTAGCGACATCGAGAATAGGCTGTGGTTTAATGTCGATCATTCCCTTATATGCCGGGAAATAGAACAATTTGCCCATTGGTGTCTTATCACAGCCTGGAATCTTATCGTAGAACTGGTTTACAAGGACATCATCCCCATCAAGAAGATACTCGTTTATATAGTTCTTTGCGGCAACCCATTCTGTATAAACAGACTTCTTACAGCCATTACCAAACTGATCTACTATTTCAACACGATCGTTGTTTAAAGCAGATTCTAATATCTCATCCCCGTCCGCAACTTTACCATATTTTGACATCTTCTCAGCTACTTTACGATCCACCATAGCTTCGATGTCTTCGGCTTTCTCTGGCGTCTCTTTCTTTATGATATCCTTATATGCATTTATTTTTTCATTCGCGATATTGTATCCGGTAGCTATTGTGCCTGTAGCAACAGCAGCTGTGAAATTAACAAAAGCAACAGAGCTAACAACGCAGATAGTACCAATAGTGATTTTGATAAAAGACGGAGCTACGGCCTTTGCAGTCTTCTTATCGACTTTATCGATTTCGTCTTCCTTCTCTTCCTCGGTCATTTTGTCAGATTCTTTGATATCCTTGATTTCCTCTTTTCTTTCTTCAAAAGCCTTATGAATCTTCGGGCTTTCCTTATAGATAACAATACCGGTCGCAATAACGGAACCGACCAATACGACAGTAGCAATAACCGGCTGATGCTCAACAACAGTCGTTGCTATCTTTCCTAAAATCTCTTTAAACATTTTGAACTCCTTTCTTTAAGCTGCGGCTACCTGATTTTTAGTCTTTGTAATACAATACGGTGCATACCATGTAGTAATCACATATGTCTCTTCCGGGAATCCAGGAGCGAATCCCTCAACCATCTCGCACTCGTTATAATTTGATGCATCATCTAAAATCGAACGATCCTGGAACCAACCCAGATCTTTATAGCAATATTCTTCAAATTCCCTAACTTCCAAATGAAGCCATTCAATTAATTGTAGGAATGAAGTAACGTCATTATGACCTACACTATACTTAAACTCATTTAAAGCCTTTTGTACCTCCATCGGGTTAGATCTGAACCATTTATCAATAATCTCAAAGTAGCAAAGAGTATCACCATATCCAGTCTCCTGAATGTTTAACTCCTTTACTACATATCTTTCCTTGACTGTTTCTCCCACGAATTCTTTCTTCCACTTTTTGAACTCTTCGGAATTCATGGTTTTCTTCATCTTCTCCATGATTTTCTTTCTATTTGCCATAGAGACAGACACCACACCAGCGATAGCACTAGCTGCAGCAAGGCCAAACTTAATGAGGCAAACGTCTGCTACGATCGCTGCCCCAAGACACCCTGCTGTCGGCATCCAATATTTCCATGTTTCCTTGAACGCCTCTTTCTTAGTTTCAGGCTTCTTTTCTCTCACTACTTCGGCAGTCTTATACCCTGCCCAAGCTGCTGTGACGGCTGCTGCAACTGCTGCACCTATCGCCAGTGTTCCAAAGATAATAAGTTTCGGGTTAACCATAGATCCTCCTTTTAATACGAATTTAGAGATATTTATTAACTAATTCGTCAATCTTAAAGTCGTTTCGAGCTTTTAATACATTCATAGGCGATGACTGTGCGATCATCATAACCATCATGTACTTACCGGCTAACTCCATATCATTATTAACTTCATCAGAATAGGTTTCAGAACCAATCTTTTCTGCTAATTTCTGTACTAAAGTAATTTCCTGCATAAATACCTGAGGAGTTATTCTAACAGTTGTGTTACCGTATTCTGATATTAATTCATCCAATATCTGTTCAAAAGTTTCTAGATCCGCATCTTCACCGAACATAGACGACACGTTACGCATAACAAACATAACATTTTCTTTGCCTTTATTCATTTTGATCCTCCTTTTGAGAAATTTAAGGAGCCTAGAATTCTAAGCTCCTTTTTGCCTCCTTTCACTCGTCCTTTGACTTGTCTTCGCATCTTGCCATAATCACAAGAACGCCCATAAGAATGAGCGCAATGCCAATTATCAACGCGATACACCCCCTCTCTATTAAAGTGTTCATATATGGAGACAAAAAATTTACGAAAAAGAATTGGGGGCCAGGAATCCCACCCAGCCCCATAGATGTGAGGATGACCATATAGATCACCCAGATGATTTGACCACGAGCATAACCCGTGGTAAGATTATCTAGATAAGTTTGGTCTAAACCTCCTTTCATATTAGGGAAGAAAAAAATTACGAGCAGTTTTTAGTCATGCTCAGGACTGCGGATTACTCCGCCTTTTTTGCTTCAAATCGGTCAAGCTTATCTTCAAGCATGCCCATTTCGTTTTCGATCGCATCTAAACGCTTGTCGATATCATCGAGTTTCCTCATGATTGCGTCTGTCTTGTCGAGCTCACCCAGAGCATCCTCCATGATCTTCATGGTCTCCGCTACTCCCTTGCTTGCTTCGACCAACAGCTTAACTCCGTCTTCCATAGACATCTCGCCGTCGCCGGTTGCAAGAGTGATAAGCGCAGATCCAGTGACCTTAAGCATACTCTTGTTAACATTCGACATTCTTTCCTTCAGTTTCATTTGAAATCCTCCTTTTTGATAAATGAAAAGTTAAATGCTTTCATACAAAGGGAAGAAAAAATTACGAGGCTGATATTTCTACCAGCCCCATAACAGTTATTTCTTTTTGAAACTATCAATAATCACAAAAATGATTACAAGCGGTATCAATGCCACGATAAGTATCATGTCTACCAGCATTAGTACTGACATGACAACCCCATAGACTACACCTCCGGTCATTCCAAACCGACCAAAAGCTACGCCGAATAGGAATGTCAATGTCAGTACCGCTGCGATAAACTTTAAGTACCTCCATAGCATAACATCTTCCTCCTTTGATTTGTTTACTAATAGCATCATATACAGAGGAGAAAAAATTACAGAGCAGTTTTAAGTCATGCTCAGGACTTAAGGGAGATTACTTCTTGTTACCCTTCAAGAACTTCATTGCTGAGGTCTGCAGCTCAAGCTTACCGTTCGATGCCAGGTTATAGATGTCCCAGGTAATATCTTCCGGAACGCCGATGCTCTTCAACCACTTTCTGAAGAGGTCGCCGTCCTTAATGTTACCTCCGACTCTCACCCAGCTTGCGATATAGCGTGAGTAATGAACTCCATTCCACGTCTTGTTCTCAAACATTTTGATTACCTCCTTTATTATATTTTCCATATAGAGAGGAGAAAAAAATACGAAGAAAAAAAAGAAATGAGCGGTTTAAAGCCCCGCTCAAGGCTCGAAATCTCACAGTACATTTTTCAGCTCTGTTTTGACCACGTTCTGCAGGAGATTGCCGGTGTATGTCACACATACCGGTTCCTGGTCGCCGCGCTGAACCATCACTCGATAGCAGTCATCTGCTTTACGATGCGTCCGGTCGAAGTTTACTTTCGCGATCTCGTCCTTACCTTCATATACGGTAAACACGAGAATTCCGTTTTCAACTCTTCCTACGCTGTAAACATTTCTCTGCCAATCGAGCATGTATTCAACACAGTTGCCTTTCATCGGCTTGTGTTCCGCATACTCCATTAACTCGTCTGCGTAAAACGTCGTCTTGACAAACTTCTGATCGTTCTGTCTTTTGACTTCGTTCACAATTTCCTTTCCACAAATTCCACATGCAAATACGAATACCATAACAAGTACCATCATAAATTTCTTCATTTCAAGTTCCTCCTATATAATATTTTATATTATTATGTATCATTGTTTCATATAAGGAGGTAAAAAAATTACGAGCCATGAAAATATCACAGCTCGCTGAAAACCAGAGTTCCTAGTTTGATCATTGCTAATATCACGGTCGCTACCCAGAATCTTAAATCAAAGAATCCAAGTACTTCCGTTCCAATAATTAAGCTCATCAATATCATAGTTTCTTCCTCCTTTTCATAGTATGAGGAGAAAAAAATACGAAGATGAAAAAGAAGAAAGAGCCGTTAATTATGGCTCTTTTCAATCTCTTTAAAAAGTTTATGTACTTCGTAAAACATTGGTCCAAACATTACAGTCCAAGCTAATGCCTGAAGCGGTACGCTCCACAGTATTAAGCTCATCATAAGTATTACCAACCCAATCACGAACATAATTTCTACATAAAGTTTCATTTCAATACCTCCTCTATTTAAAAGGCTCTTTCTTCTATAATATGAGGAGAAAAAAATACGAGGCCGATATTTCTACCAGCCCCATTTCGACTTAATATCTCAGTGCTCCAAGTTCGTCTAATATCTCGGTTAAACACCGATCGTTTTTGAGTTCCTGTGCAACATAAAGCTGTTCCTCGCCGTCCAGTTCTCTGTTGAGTTTCACCCACATGCCGGTCTTCCGGTCATAGATTTCAAGTCTCCGCTCTTCCTCTTTTGCTTCGTTCTTTGCAACTCTAAACGCCCGGTATACACCACCGACCATCCTCATCCCAATAGTAGCGAAGCAAATCGAGTATAAAGGGTTATTTAAAACCCACGACCAAGCCCTGGATGCTGTGTCTCTCACACCAAACCAAAAACTGTCCCATTTCTGCTTTGCTTCTTGTAACAGTTCCTCTTTAGTCATATAGACCTCCTTTGTTAAAGTTAATAAGTCATATAGAGAGGAGAAAAAAATACAGGCAGTTTTAAGTCTTGCCTAGGACTATTTTGATTATCTCGGGTATTTCTTTTCTAACTCGCTGATACCGAGTTCTTTCTTTGCCTTCCGCCAGTCAAGCCGATGTTTCCTTGCGTCCAGCATGATGAAGAAGAATCTTACACATCGGTCGATTTCCTCTCTGGTGCCTCCTAAATTCACCAGTCTGAACACCAGGTTATATGCCTTCCCCGTCAACAACTTATGCGAGTTTTCGCTAATGTTGTTATAAGGGGGATTCACATAAAACTGCTGATCATTCTTAAGAGTTTCCTCTCCGATTTCCTCCTTCATGTTCTGAATCAGGTCCCATTTCCTCTTTGCTTCCATAGCTTCTGTAATGCTCATTTTGATACTCCTTTCTTTGAATAGAAAATTAAATATCACCATAAAGAGAGGAGAAAAAAATACAGGGCTCAGATTTCTCCAAGCCCTATTTTGAACCTTTTACGGCTCACCATAGACATCCATAACACTTGGCTTACGCCTTGTAGCTTTGATTTCAAAGAACACATTACCATGCTCATACCTGCTATCTGGTATTCCATCTTCCGATTCACATTTTGTCCATAAGATGCCGTCTTCGTAATCTCTTAAATATGATTCAACAAATTCCTTTGCTTCATCAAAAGTATTGAATACTCCATCAACATCTACAGATGCATTATGATCCCCATACTGATCGCACCAAATAACAACGTAACAATTTTTAGTATCTTTTTTCATCTCAATTCTCCTTTTTGTGTTATTTGTATCATAAAGAGAGAAGAAAAAAAATACAGGGCCGATATTTCTACCGACCCCGTTGTCTTTACAGCTTCAAGAACTTCTGAATGAGGCTCGCAGTCTTCCTGCTACCCCGTCCAATCCAATTGTCCGAATCGGTCGCCAGAGACAACACGGAGATTATGATAACGCCGACAAACGAAATGATTTTTACAATCACATTCCGTCGATCCTTCCTATTATCAGTCTTAATCTTCTCCTTTTCGACCTCAGCATCTCTTTCAGACTTCTCTTTGTCTGCCTGAATCTTTTCCCTTTCGATCTCAGCATCACGTTCTGCCTTAATTTTCTCTGCTTCAAGTTTTTCCCGATCAACCTCGGCTCTTAACTTTGCAGCTTCCTTTTCGGCTTCGATCCGCTCACGATCTACCGTGGCTCTAAGATCAGCAGCATCCCTATCTGCCTGAATCTTCTGCCTAGCCTGGAGAGAACCTTCATCGACCTTTGTCTGTTCGACATAGAGTTTATAAAAATCATTCAACTCTTTCGATGCGGCGTCTCTCTCCGCTGTCCCAAATGCATGATTCGTTGTGCCATTATAGGCATTTTGAATTGCACTGGTTAATGTTTCCATTTCCGTCATTCTTACTCCTTTCTGTATTAAACAACAAGTTTCCATATAAAGAGGAGAAAAATTTAAGGAGCTTAGAATTCTCTAAGCCCCTTGCCTCCTTTCTTTAATTAATCTTCATCGTCCGTCTGCATCTCGATGAACTTTCTTCCTGTTGCCACCTTAATGCCTGCGATTACAGCGACTGCTCCAACCACAACACCAAGAATCACAAATAAGTTTTTCATCTATTGCTCCTTTCATGATAAAAAATAATTGTTTTCATATAAGGAGCGAAAAATTTTACGAATATAAATATACCATTTTTAGTGGTTATCTATATGCTGAAAAAATTACAGAGCAGTTTTTAGTCATGCTCAGGACTGTGAATTACTCCATTTTCCTCCTTTCTTTTGGCATCTTTAAATCTCTGGGTGTCGGATAGTACACACCATTCGTTACTGACTGTTCAGGTTTGCAGAACGGGCACTTGCCTTTCGCATACGGTGCCATAACCTCTCCTGTTACGAGATTCAAATTTCCATCAAGAATCCCGCAAAGGCCAGTTAACGGCAGGTATGCAAAACAGTACCTATCCTCCTGACATTCAAACGACAGTTTTCCTCTGTTCGCACTCATGTTCAATTCCTCCTATATAAGAATTTGTTTAATTCATATAAGGAAATGTAATATTTACGAGAAAAAGAAAGAGCCCTGATTTTACTGCACTTACCTACGCCTAAATATCAAGGAAATAAGCCACATTCCGCCACTTACCACTAGAAGACAAGAAAAGACGCCGATTCTTAACATTCATAGAATTAGCGCCTTTTCAAGTCTAAAGTGTAGGAATAGTATAGAAGTGTGTTACTCCTTGTTACCAGTCTTCACGTTGAATGTAACCGTGGACTTAGATTTAAGTTTTTCAGGATCAATCTTAAGATCACTGACATACATAATATCATCGCCCTCGTATTTATCAAGGTTCACTGTCCCAACTGCATCTCCTTCCGGGATACCAAGGACCACAGAGGTACCGAGGGAATAGATACCGGCCACAATAGAGCAGCTGATAATAGTCACCCAGTCAATTTCTGTAAGTCTCTGTCCGACAGTGAACATAGTGAGAGCGACCTGCACCATAGTTCTTACGGCGCGGTTCAGTGCAGGAATGAGCCACTCTTTAGTAAAAATATTATTCATTAGGCGTGCTCACCTTGACCACGGAGTTACCTACTGCCTCGGCAATATCTTCTCCCTTTCTAACCCCTCCAAGAGCCTTAATAGCCTGGGAGATGGTCTGAACACCTGCCGTGCTCCCACCCTGTGCTGCGATCTGCTTTTTAAGTCTATCAACAATTGCTGCCATTTTGATTACCTCCGTATTAAAGATTAATTGTTAAAGTTTCTGTTGTTGAGTCATACGAGCTAGAAATACGATTAAGTTTTGTCTTATCACTAGAACTCATAAGTCCATTCGCTGACGTAGTAGCTACAGAATATGTTGTATCAGTAAACACCGCATCGGCTGGAACGTCCGTGCCCACGCTATGCTGAGTCGATAGAGTTATAGCTCCACTAGCGTATGAACTAGCGAGGCCAGACCCAGCTACAACTTTTGTATAGGATTCTCGTACGGTGACAGTCCACTTGTTTGCTGATGTAAGCTTGTAGATATATACCTGATCGCCCTGCTGATTAGCTGAATGACTAGACACAGACCTGTAATACTGGAACTCAACTTCAGTAGGAGTTGCAGCGTTATTGACATATGCCATGAATGCAAGTCTAGTCTGAGACCCTGTAGCAGGATTTGAGTTGGATGATGCCCTACAGTAAACTACTTTTTGAGCAGTGTACGCTGCAAGAAAATCAGCCCATGTAGAGCTTCCATAGGACAATATCTCCATCCCAGTAATATAGCCACTGGTCGAATCTTTAAAATTGTATGTACTTCCATCAGGTAAGGTAATACTAGAAATATCAGCCATCTAGTACCTCCTTTAGCTTACTGTTACGGTCTCCCCTGTTCCGGTAAACGCAGCAGACTGAATACCGCTTACAACTGTCGTGTCACTCCCCTTAGTCGGAAGCGTACCCTGACTCCAGGAGATAGTTAAGTTTTCATTCGAAACAGTCGCAGTCCATGTGGGAAGTGTACCGACATCATTAATAGAATTTACCGTAGTACTGCTTGGTGTAACAGCGACAGACCCGTGAGGCGTAAAGCTTCCACTCGCACTGTTCTTATACGCCAATGTACCGAACTCATCAGCAGAACCTAATAAGTGCCAAGACGCATCAGCATCTGCCCAGATAAATTCCTTTGAACCATAAATAACAATGCAGCCATTAATAGCACTGACAGACTGTCCGCCGATAGTAATAGGATTCGTGGTAGCACCATCTGTAAGAGCTGTAGTTGTGATACCAAGGAAACTTACACCACCGGCAATCGCAGCTTCAATAGCCGCAATATCTTCTCTTGCCTTAGCATCCTTAAGATTATAGGTAGTACCGGAAGGCAGAGTAATTTTACTTAAATCAGCCATTTTTGAATCCTCATTTCGTGAATTTAAGTTCTTCGTTAGATTGTAAAACAGTTACACTAACCTTATCATTCCAGTTCAGTCTGTCTCCCGTTCCAACGTGAATTGCTGAGTTCTGAATATGCGCCGTTAACTTCTCATGGTCACTTCCAACCACGGAATATGGCATGTCGATAAGGTAGCTTGACCCGTCTCCAATCTTAATACCGGGATAGACAACTCTTCGCCCATTAATATAGGTAACTTCAGCATCCTTATAAATATAAAGATGACCTCGTTCCGCAATTAAAAACGTCTGTCTATCCCAGTTTGCCTTCGTATCGTAATGAACATGAGACATATCGATTGGAGCAGGAATAATCCCTCCTGAAATACTACCAAGTAACTGTCCTAAATATCCTGAAATGTTACCATCACTATTAATTCCGCCGGATATGTTATGTTCATTTTGAATCATTAATGAACCTCCTCCGTGATGTAAAACCGCTCGGGACCGATGAACGTATCAACAGTCCCGTCAGCTTTAGTAAGCTCTACATCATACCAGTACTTACCAAAGTCAAGTGGCTTCGTATCTTCAGGAATAAGGATTAGCTGTAATGTATCAGTTGGAATATCACGAATGACTAAGGGCTCTGTATCATCAAAGTCTTTCTTAAGAGCAAACCGTACGGAATCACCCGCTGCTGGAGTATAGGGTTCTCCATCCTGAGTAATTCCTACAGTCACCCTTAACGTATCCCCTCTCGTAAGGTGGATTTTATTGCCCTGAATTTTAACTGACATACTCCACCTCCTTTACACGCATTCGTATTTTTCAAGATCTGGTCTGTACGTATCCCACATAGGCTCATACTGACCATTTTCATTCACCCAGTAGTAGATTGTCTCTCCGGGTCCTTTAGGTCCTTTTGACTTGACGTATGCATTCTTAGCCATAAGACCCGTTTCGGTGAAATAGTAGTCATCATCATCTATTCTGGCCCACTGATTACTAAGCATTCCACCGTCTTCTGCCAAGTAATACCAGTCAGATTTATTCTGTTTGAACCAGCCTTTAATCATCTTTCCGGACTCGTCAAACACGTACCATCTTCCGTCGATATAGCTCCAGCGTCCCTTAACCGGATCGCCTTCTGAATAGTAATACCAGTCTCCGGAATCGGTCTGTCTCCATCCGTTCCAATGAGTATCTTTCTTTGCTCTCTCTACACATGCCTGATACACAGCCCAAGATACAGTCTGAGCGCACCACTGAGCTTCATACTTTTTGTATCCTGCATACCAGTAACCCATCATGGTAATATTGTTCTTACCAGGATTCTCATGTTTCGTGTAGATTGCGGAAAGGGGGTCCCAAGAGTGCTTTTCTTCGTAGCCTTCCCATTCCTTCATGATTTTAAGGACATCCTCGCCGGTGCAGGTGTCTTCAGAATATAAAGGTCTTCCAAACCCATCGATTCTGTTACCGCCACCGACGCCCTTTACCCGGTAATACCACTTCTCTTTCCACATGCCACCGTTCCTATCGAACTCAGCATCGGATGTATTACCTTCAGATGTGCAAAGGTCAAAGCTTCCGTCTTCGGGATGCCAGATTACGTCCTTCACAAATCCGGTGTGTGAGATACGTCCTAAACTCTTCGTGTAAAAGTAGACGATATCATACTTAAGAGGCTGCTTATAATACCGTCCAACCTTTACAAAATAAGACTTGCCAGTGGGTGTGTACTGAGAATAGTCCCCGCACAGCACCCTCTGGCCAGCCTGATAAGCGTTCATTTAGGTTTTAAGCCTATTAATACAATCCTGAATGGCGCCTCTTTCAGCCTCAGAAGTGGCGTCACCCATCATGGAATAGAGACCATTTACCATACGCTCTTTAGCGTCCGTTCTGGAATATCTCCCCATAGAGTTTCTTCTATAAGAATTTCCATCGTTTCTGTATGCGTGAATATCATAGTATCTGTCGTGGTTCGGTCCCCACATGGAGTAACCACGCTCGGAATAACCTTCGTCATCATCTTCCATAGAAGTGATTTCGCAAATATCTTTTAACACATCAATCGCCTTGTAAAGATTGTCGAGCTCCTGAGGCGTAAGAGATCCCTTTTCTACAATCTTAGAGATTTCTTTATGGAGGAGCTCCTTTACATCATAGTAAAGTCTTTCCATTTATTACCTCCATTAACCTGCAGTAGTAGCCGGGGTCGTCTGATTAGCTCTGATGAATGCTTCGAGCTGAGCAGTCTGAGCAACCTGAGAAGTGTTGAACGCTGCGACGTTAAGCTGATTCTCAAGCTCTCTGATTCTAAGATCCTTAGCCTCGAGCCTATCCTGACAAAGCTCATTATGAATTCCCGTGAAGCCTGCGTTAACGACATTGGTAAGCGCGTTAAGTGCGTCGTTTACTGCAGCGCGATCCGCACAAGCTTCTGTCGCAACGGTGTACTTAAGATCTGCGACCGCCGCTCTATTCTCACAGCAACAGTTCTGAAGACCCATTGCAAGGGAGTTCATGCCCTGAGCTGTTGCGAACTGAGAATTAGTAACAGCATTAACTACATTATTGAAACCGTTACACTGACCCTGAGCAAGAGAAGCAATGGAAGCGTTAATGCCGTTCAGACCACCAATAAGAGCCTGCTGATCGAAGCCACGCTGGACATCTGCATTGGTGTTATTATTCATCATGTAGGGCATCATACCGGCATTTCCTCCAAATCCTCCCCATCCGTTACCCATGAAAGCGAAAAGGAACAGAATGATGATCCAGAAAGAGCCATCAGCCCAGTTTCCAAAAGCACCATTGCCGTTTCCGACTACTGCAGCCACATCAGCCGCACTAAGTCCGTTGCCATTGTCTGTCAATGCCATACTCAAACCTCACTTTCTGTTAAACATTGATTGAAATTGCTGAGCGAGATTCGAAAGATAGTTAAATTGCTGCTGACTCATCTGACCAGAATTAAGGAGCTCCTGAACCCTCTGTCTCGGGTCGCCCTGAAAGTTTGCTTTGAACTGCTGAAATTGCTGAAGCATGTTCATCATCGGGTTAGAGCTCTGTTGCGGTGTGTTCTGGTTAAAGAAAGGATTTCCCATGGTTTACTTTCCCTCCTTTGCAGGGGCGTTTAAATAATTAAGCACCGCTTTAGCAACTAGACTATCTATCTCATCCCTTTTAACAAACGCCGATGTGTCGATACTGGGAGCTTCATTCGGGCCCTGAACTGGCTCTGTTCTCTCAACAAGGTCGTATGTTTTCATTGGTAAATATCTTCCGCTCTGATCTGCGGACTTGTAGTAAATAACCGGAGCATTAGAGTCCATTAAGATAACTGACGCTCCTGGTGCTACAGGATATGCCTCCGCTCCAGCCTGACCCTGCACCCACTGGAAGGTGTTATTTTGATTCTGTGCTACAGACCTTTGAGCGGGTACGTTTTGGAAGTAGTAAGGGCTTGGTGTAATTCCTGTATAAGAAAAGTTGTCATAAGGATACATAGTGGTTTAGCTCTCCTTTCAAGTCTTCACTGTCGTTCACACTTAAAGTAAAAGACAGGAATCTCACGACCAGAATCCCAGGCGTCGTAATAGTCTCCGTCCTTTACGCAGACGACATGATCTCCTATTCCCAAAATAAAAGTCCCGACTGGGTAATCACGGCAAAAGTCTTTAACCGTGTAGCAGTCAGGACATGAGTCAGGAATAGAATATTTTCGGTAACCTAAGTGTTTTAAATACGCTCCCCAAACCGAATTGGCATTACCCCAGTCACCCATCATAAAGCCTTGCACCGTGAGAGCGAGATACACATACTCCCACGGTTTAGACAAGGCTTTGGAGAGTGCCCTAATCACGCAATCGCCAACCGATTTACCTTCCGGGTTAGGATTGTAGAAGATGAAACAACGGAGGATACCTCGCTTTCTTTAATTAGGTGTTTTCATTGAGCCATTTCTGAGTGGCATTTTTCCAGAGTTTCGGGACATCATTAATTGTCCAGGCGTTACCGGTGTTCGGATTGATTTCCCCATTCTTAATTTTAGTTCCGTAGAAACGTCCCATAATTATCCCTCCGCAATATCAGAAAGCGCCGCGCCAATATCTTCAATAGCTCCATCCTGAATTTCCTGAGATTCCTCAAGAGCATCAAGTCTAAGCTCGAGCGGATCTTTTTCTCTAAAATGCATTCTCACGATAACGGTTTCTCCTTCTCCATTTTCTCTAGTTGTCGGTGCTGCGATAACTATATTGTCATAAATACCAATAACATCGTCATTATGAAGAAACTCCAAATGCTCCACATTTTCGGGAGTAACTTCACCGCAAATAAAAAGTGCATCAGGTTCGTTAGGTGCAATATGAGTTATATTATCAAGCCTTGCACCGTCTTCGATTTCAAACATAGTACCGTCAACAAATTTCAGTTTATCCATTATTCTTCCTCCTTATCACAGTTATTTAATTCGCACTGCGGTTATAGCATTTGGATAAGAACCTGCTGTCGATGCAAACAAACTATTACTTATTGTTGCAGAAGACGTAAACCTTGCAATTCTTGTAAATACAGTCCTACTATATGCCCCACTGGATGCACTCCAAGTCCCATTAGTAGTTAACCACCCACAACGTACTACGCCAGTTGTAGAATGTGCCTCATGGAGTATTATATAAGTCCCGGCAGGAACAGTTATGCTTATTCCAGTTGCCCATTCATTTGCCTTAATACTTGTTTCCCCGTTATTCGATATAATCGCTCCAATCGGTGCAATTATATCATTCAGTATCTTACCCTGTCTTGCGTCCAGTGCGTACCCACTTGCCGTGGTGGTCAGGTTATTTACCACGTTCGCGGCGTTGAGTTTCGTGCCGACCAGTGCGGTCATATCGGAAAACCATTTCGTGATTTTACCGAAAAGTGTTTTACCATTATCTCCAATACTAGGAGTCGGAAACTGCACTGACGGTTCAGTCATAGACGAAAGAGTCAAATCCTGCATATCAGTAACTGTTTCGCCAGGAGCACCCTGTGGAATGACAAAGTCGAGCACCGCATCAGTCTCAGTTCCGCTATTCGTAACATTCGCATTACCACCATAAGCGGTAGTTGTAACAGAACCAATAGTTACGGTAGCACCAGCGCCGCGAGCACCAGTATCACCGGTATCTCCTTTATCGCCTTTTGGCCCTTTAATATTACCAATTAATGTTCTTTGTACAGCCATTTAAGCCTCCTCGTTGTAGCAATAGTATAAATTACCGTTACTATCTACTTCGAAATATCTTTTTGAACCAACAAACAATTCGTCGAAATCATTCTGTAAATTATTTATCGAGGTTCTTGCTTCAGCATCTTTTACTGAATATTCCGTATTGTTGATTTTGATTTTAGATACATCAGCCATGGTTAGTTACCTCATGGTTCCGTAGTATTTCCTGGGTCTGGTTCATTAGGATCTGGTTCTACAGGATCTGGATCAGGTTCGGCAGGTGTCGGCTCTTCATACTCGAAATCATAGTAGAGGTTTCCAGTATCTGTATCATAATTAAAACCATCGGCAATAGCTGGGTCGTACTGATCGTTTGACCAAGCATACAGATTACCGTCAGAATCTACAGACAGTGTAAACAAACCTACTGATGACGCAGTAATTCCGCTCTCTCCAGTATCACCTTTATCACCTTTGTCTCCCTTAAAAGCACCTGTGTTGTAAGCGGTCGTTAAAGTATCAGCGATCGTTTGAGCATTAGAAGCAGCCGTATTTGCATTTTGTTTTGCAGCTTCCAGAGCCTCATAGTTAGATATAATGTTGCCATTGTAAATCGCTGAGTTGGCTTCAGCTTCAGTTGCTCTTTCAGCAGCGTTTACTGCTCTTGTGATATCTGCCGACAAGTCATCTCTAACATCCTGAGCAGCTGTCTGTGCCGCATTCGTAGCAGTTTCCGCAGCTGTCTGAGCAGTGTTAATATACTGTGAAATGTTGGCAGCAACTTCGACCGCCTGAGCGACTAATGGTAAATACGACTCTGAAATAACGCTGTCGTCCTGTAAAGGCGCCGGTTCAACAACTAAATCAAAGTTTAATGTACCAATAACTTCCTGTCCTCTACTAATTCTGAGTTCGCAAATGACAGAACCAGCTATTGCCGTCATCTGATTGGTAATATTTAGTGTAACTTTATTACCGCTTAATGAACTAGCAGCGTATGAAAATGCCGTATGGTCTGGTTTTATACCATTAATAATAGCGCCAGAACCAGACGGTGGCGCCCATGGCACATCGTCATTATAGAGATATACGATTAAACCATTATTTTGATTATCGTACTGGCTAACGTGTACCGATGGGCGCATACCTTTTGGAAATACGTTAAGATCTAATTCCTGAGCTAACATTCAGATTCTCTGCCCTCCTTCTTAACGCTCTTTTAATAGTTTCAATTTGGTAATACTTATAACCGTTTTCGCATTTACCCTCAGCAGGACACATAGTAAGCTTTTTGCATATCGGATAAAGTGGACATTCTTTGCAATTCTTGTTACTTATCTTCTCTCTGGATTCCCAATTTCTAACAATGGCAGTATCTTCTTCCTCAGAATAAATCGTTCCAAAAATATGCTCCCCATAAGCATAATGCTCACAGGGAGTAAGACCACCATCTGGCGTAATTCCGATCATTTTATTGTTATCCGCCATGCAGTGTTTAATTTCATTAAGTTTTGGAAATCGATGAAGTTCTTTTCCTGTAGATTTTTCGATATAGTCTTCCAGTTTTAATACATTATCGTAATACTCTTCTGTTTGAGTATCATAAACTATTCGAGTATAAATCCAGACGTTACTTAAATGTTTAAACTTATCAACAATTCTGAAGCATTCATCTAAACCATTTTCTGGATGGTAATGTACACGAAGATAAATATAAACCCCAAGAGAAGTTAATCTATCGACTTGCTCTATGAGAGCTTCATACGAACCTTTGGGAAGAGATTTGAAAGTTTCGTATCGTTCGCCAAGTGCGTCGAATGTTAACTGAATATCTTTTATATGCCATAAGTCTATAAGCTCTTTGTCACTACATTTTGAGAGCAAACTACCATTGGTTGTAATACTACTCTCGTACTTGACGCCATCCTCTTTCAGTTTACCGCAAATTCTGTCTATCACTGCTTTGTTAACAAGTGGTTCACCACCAAACCATTTTAAACGTATAGTTTGGTTCTTATCCCTTGTTTTTTCTATGTATTGAGCAACATCATCTGCGGTTTCTTCGCTCATGGTGATTGTTTCATAACCTTTTTCAAAGCAATATGTACAAGCAGCATTACAAGCAGTTGTCGTAAATATCACGTAAAGTGATTTTGTATAAGAACCCGGACCAGTTGATGAATATAGACGTTTCTGTCTTATCAAATGAGCTAGAGAAGAAGTATCGACGAACTTTGGCACGTAAAACCATGAACAAATAAGATAAGAAATATCTTTTCCAATATCGTCAACAAGAACAGCTTCGCCAGTCAGTGTATTAAAAAAAGTATTTTTATACTGAACAACATATGGACTCTTAAAGTATTCTAGATCCTTTTCTATTAACTGCTGACCAAGCTGTCCTACAACAAATTTATCAGGTTCATTTAATATAATCATTAATTAATCTCCGGGTCCGCAAGGATGGCTACTAGAACTACTTCCTGATTCGCTACTACCAGACGTCGAACCGCTTCCACCACTTGACGAACCGCCTCCGTAGTCCGGTTCATAACCACTGCCACACGCTGACTCAGGTCCACATGATCCGCTACCAAAGCCCGGACATGTATCGTGTTCGACTGTACCATCCGGTATCTGCGTAAATTCAGGACATCCGCCACTGCCGCCTGAACCGCCGCCTCCACCAGATGATCGATAACTTATACAGCTGCTTTCGACCGTTGAAAGTCTAGAATCAAGCCATTGAAGGGTCTCGGCCACATCCCAGAGATGATGAGAACTACTGCCTCTACCTTCATACGACCAAGGAGAAGACCCACCCTCAAACCATTTATCGTCAAGCCAAAGCGCTTTAAATCCAGCAGTACCAGGATATCCATTAGAACGACTATCGTCAGATTGACAGCCACCATTCATGGCAGCAGACGAAGAATCATCAGATGCTGGATTAGTCGAACCGTTAGATCTCCAACCTAATTCGTTGGATTTCATAGAGTTGTTCCAAACGTCCCAACCAGACCATCCAACTTCTACTTCGTCACCGTTTTCTGTGACATAAAAAGCTCTGTTCTTAGAAATAAATTCAGAAGCTGTGATTCTGACGCCATTCAAAGAACCTTCACCAACATTAATTCCTTTATTGTTCCACTCTCCAATAACTTTACCATTATTGTCTCTAAGTAAAAGTTTACCGTAGGCATTATTAACTCCACCAAGCGAAAGGGTTCCATCCATAGTCCATGCCTGATAATACGGACCCCTATAACCTGTAGAAGAGAAACCGATACCATTCATGTTGATTCTAAGAACTTTTTTGGCAAGGGCAATATTCTCATTATCCAAGAAGTAAATTTCATTAGGGTATCCGTCAGTGTTTCTGGAAATAACCACATGACCTCGTCTACCTTCACCAAGTAAACCGGTAGCCTTATCGACATATGTGCCCATTTCTTCGAAGTCTTTATCTACACTATCAAGGATATTATCTTTAGTTTTAGATAATTCGTCAGTTCCAACTTTCGTAGATAAACTTTCAAGCTGCTCTTCTAATGCGGTAACCCCCGTTTTAGGAATCTTACCGATAGTCACAGAAGTATAACGCTCATTTAATACGTCATACTCAGTTTTTACAACTTTCTGTTTTACACTAACGTCTAAATCCGGAAATTCAACAGTAACAATATCTCCTAAGTTAACTGTCTGCAATTTAGAGACTCCTGAATACTCCATGGTATCTGAGAGATTCACAAAGTTAACTGTAAGCGATACTTCAGGGATTCCGATGTCCTCATTTTGAATAAATAGTTTGGCCCTATCTCGAAGCTCTACAAGACTTGGTTCGTCGTCAAAGTCTGAAGAGAAATCCTGAATTACTGTTCTTAAAAACGGAAATTTACTAGCATTCGATGCATGAATTACCTTTTCTGGAAGTTCTATTACCTTCTCGTCTGACTTCCAGATTGGGTAAATTCCGGTAATGGTATTCTCTATGTTTTCTTCCTGCGTCAAATCAACAAGGTTTTTGCCATACCGAATCCTAACACCTTTATCAGAGCCTCTCTGATCATGGAGATAGACTCTGTAATTATCCCATTCAAACTCTCCACCGTAGATAGCCTGAATAGAATCATCACTCTCTCCTAAAAGGAAGTTTCTAATGCATTTTGGTTCATAAAGCATCCAAGAAAATGCACCAATATATTTAATAGCAACTGAATTAAACATTGGTTCTTCAGCTGCTGCACCATCCAAATCCTTATTCCAAATGTACACAACTAAGTACTGAGCGTTACTTGTGGTAGTGTACTCCATTTTGCGATCTGTAGGTCTTGATACGTAATTAGAAGTAAGCTTTCCTTCAGACGGTATTTGTGTCATACTTCCAACGCCAAAGCATCTACCAGCGATTTTGTTAATTAAGTATCGCCTGTTATTCTGACATTTCATCCATACAGAAAGGGCGTTTTCGCTCTCAATAAGTCTTCCTGTTGAATCGAGATAAGCGTTGATAATACCATGCTGAATATCTTCCAAACCGTATAAATTTCTAGAGTTTGATTCTCTAGTTCCTACAAGATTCGTATCAAAAGTAAAGGGACAGTACTCAGCAGTAGCAGTCTTAATATTCTGCATAACCTGCTTTGCTGTCTGTCCAGAAAATCCGCTGCACGGAATATAGTTTAACTGGTAGCTAATGTGTCTCGCATAAATAGTTGAAACACCTTTTGCTACTTTAGAAATCTTATAGACTCTAAACGCTTGGAGACTCCCATTTTGAAATGGCTTGGCAACTATAATGGATGAGTAGTTGATTGATTTAAAAAGTCTTGAATCCTTAGGATACTGCATCTCTAATTCATACTGTCCATTTAGCTCCTCAACTACTTTACAACTAGAAGTATCGATAAGTCTCCCTAACCCGTTGGTAGTAAAGGAGGTAGCAGAGGGTGCAAATAGGATTGGTACCATATTACCTCCTTACAGAATCCACCAACGTGGCGTAATTTCTACCTTTGAAAAACCTGTGGTTGTAATGGTATTTGTTCCCGGTGTAAGAACAGGAAATTTTCCGTTGGTAAGTGTTGCTTTCGAATTCATACTGTAATCACTTCCTTTGAAAACTTCCTGTTCCTCAGAATCAATGTCGACATATTGATTTACACCAGAAACAGATATCTGAATATCATTAATCTTGACTGTGCCACTACTACCGTAACATCGGATAAGCGGTTTAGCAGTGAAATCAGTCCGATTAATAATCGTTTTTGTGCCAGTACAATCAATTGCTTTCTGGCCCTTTTTAAGCCATCTTTCAGGCTTACAATCAAAGTTCAACGTAAACTGTGCTGCTGTTAGATCGACGAACACATCCGGAGCGAACTCTTCGTGGTAAATACCCATCCTAAATTCGTCCGGATGATGCGTGTCCTCGATCCGCACGTAACCTTCTCGGGAAAGGAGGAAGGACCTGAGAGCAGCTACGTTACGCTTGAAGTCTTTAAATATAAAACAGTCGTAAGGGACAATCACATTCTTATAAGTATCAGACTTATAGTGGAAAGTCCCATTACGACCAGGGATTGTGAACTCCTCTAGGTTTTTTTCTGCCGCTTTAAAGGTGCCATCACCAGACAGATAGACACCGAAATCCTTAGTTGGCTTCCCGTCAATAAGGAGCCAATGTCTCATCACGTCATAGTATGTATCCATTAAGTACCTCCATAAGCAGCTCTACGTTTAAGAAGTTCGTGGTTAAGATTCCAGGAGACCGCATCTGCTATTTCTTCAGCAGACTGTCCTTCTGTCGGATAAATATTAATGTTAATAGGCGGTAAATCGTTATCACCCTTCATGCTGTTAATAGCATCGGTAAGAGAACTAGTGAGACTAGCCATCAAACTAGCGTCATTTTGAATTCCTGAAATGGTCCCAACAGCATTAAGTGCATACGGGTCATTCAGTCCAAGAAGTGAGCCAATCTGAGACGCACCATACTGAAGATTAGTAAGGTCAAGGACCGGTCTGATAGTCGGATCAAGCTCGAGTGTACCATCAACAATATCTGCAATACGTCCAAAGACACCAGACATCTCGTCTACTGCTCCAAGTGCAGACTCTGCAGCAGCTTCTCTAACGACAGTACCGTATTTTGAGAAGCCCTGAGCTAAACCTTCATCAGAATAGTAACCCAGTTCCATGAAAGCTTTGGACGGAGAAGCAATACCGAGTGCATTCTTAGCAGCTTCAAGAGCAGCTGTAGCCATTTCAACCGCAGCATCAATAGCAGTAGAAGCATTGTCACGGATACCTTTGGCGATACCCTCAACAAGACTCTTTCCAACCGATTCTGCTTCTGTCGAAGACATATTGGATTCCACAGCATTGGTTACCTTCGTACCAAGTTCGCCAGCTGCTGTCTGCGAATCTTTAGCTTCATCACTGTTCGGATCTAAAGCTTCCTTCATAGCTGTGGTTACTTCTGTAGCAAGTTCTTTAACAGGAGCAGATTCACCCTGCAGATTGCCGCCACCGAGAAGAGACTGTCTCAAACCATCAAGAACCGCATTACCGTAAACACCACCAGTCTCAGCGCCCTCTTCCGTATTAAGAACTTCTTTAAATCCACCGGCAAGAGAATATGCGACATTTGCAGCGCTAGCCATGGTGCTGTCGGTTGTATACTTGAGATACTGAGGCATTTCGTTATAAGTCTTTACAAATTCCTTCAGTTCGTCTTCTGACATATCGAGAAGACCGCCAACTTTCGGGAATGCACTCATGCCTTCAGTAACAAGCTCATTAATAAGCCTGTCTCCGCCCTCTAATCCTTCAAGAGATTTTGAGAGCTTGTCTATACTCTGACTCCAACTCTCTGCAGCACGTTTATTAGATCTAATATTGTCTAACAGATCTCCGCCCTTCATCTTATCGCCGAAATCGAACATTTTGTAAACATCGATTTGACCTTTAAGCGTCTCATAGACACCGTTCCTCATATCAAGATATGCTTTCTTGATATCAGCTGCAACTTCAGCCTGAGTCTTACCCATTCTCTCAGCTGCTTCTTCTGCTGTTTCAGAAGCGATGGACTGTTCGTAAAGCTGTAAAGCTAAGAGTTCAACAGCATTCTTGGAAGCCTGATACT